TCGACAAGGCGCTAAAAGGCGTCAACAACTCCATACGTACCACGCAGTCGAGCCTCCGCGATGTGAACAGGCTTTTAAAGCTCGACCCGAAAAACACCACCCTTCTCTCCCAGAAGCAGAAGCTGCTGAAGGACTCCATCGGTGCGACCAAGGAAAAGCTGGAAGGACTGAAGGAAGCCCAGAAGCAGGCAAAGGAGCAGCTGGAACGCGGCGAGCTCGGGCAGGATAAATATGATGCCCTGCAGCGCGAAATCGTAGAGACAGAGAACGAGCTGAAGCGTCTGGAAAAAGAAGCAGCCTCCTGTGAGTCCAAGCTGGATAAGATGGCTGAGGTCGGCGGCAAGATGCAAAAGGCCGGTGACACTATTTCCGGTGCAGGTAAGAAGCTGCTGCCGGTGTCTGGCGCTGTTGCCGGGCTCGGAGCAATCTCCGTAAAGACCGCTGCTGACTTCGACACCTCCATGAGCAAGGTAGCTGCCGTGTCCGGTGCAACCGGTGAAAACTTTGATAAGCTGCGTGCCAAAGCCCGGGAAATGGGCTCCAAGACGAAGTTCTCTGCTTCTGAAGCAGCTGACGCCATGAACTATATGGCGATGGCCGGTTGGAAGACCGAGGATATGCTTTCCGGTGTCGAGGGCATCATGAACCTCGCCGCTGCATCCGGAGAGGATCTGGCGACTACATCGGATATCGTGACGGACGCGCTGACGGCATTCGGTCTGTCTGCAGAAGACTCCGGCCACTTTGCCGACGTCCTTGCTGCTGCATCCAGCAACGCCAATACGAACGTATCCATGCTTGGCGAGTCCTTCAAATATGCCGCTCCGGTTGCAGGCTCGCTCGGCATCTCTGCTGAGGACACATCGGTTGCGCTTGGTCTGATGGCGAATGCCGGAATCAAGGCATCTCAGTCCGGTACGGCTCTCCGTACTGGTCTTACAAACCTTGCCAAGCCTACCAAGCAGATGCAGTCCTTCATGGACAAATACAATATAGCCCTTGTGGAAAATGACGACGGCTCCATCAATCTCAGAGAGACCATGATCTCCCTTCGTGACAAGATGGGCGGCCTTTCGGAATCCGAGCAGGCGGCTGCTGCATCGGCCATCTTCGGTAAGAACTCGATGGCTGGCTGGCTCGCCATTATCAATGCGTCGGATTCGGATTTCAACAAGCTGACCGGAGCGATCGATAACTGTGACGGCACTGCACTTAGCATGGCTGAAACCATGCAGGACAACCTCATGGGACAGATCACGATCTTAAAGAGCCAGCTGCAGGAGCTTGCCATATCCTTTGGCGATGCGCTGATGCCGATGATCCGGAGAGTCGTATCCGCGATTCAGGGCTTTGTCGATAAGCTCAATAACATGAGCGAGGGACAGCGCCGGGCGATCCTTATCATAGGCGGCTTCATCGCTGCCCTTGCACCGATGCTGATAATCATCGGAACAGTGATATCGAAAGTTGGAATCGCCATACAGGGCTTTGCCAAGTTCGGCGGAGCCCTATCCAAGCTGTCCGGAGCGGTCAGCAAGGCCGGAGGCATGACGAGCATCCTGTCAAAGGCGATCGGCTTCCTGACATCCCCTATCGGCATTGTGATCGCGATTGTGGCAGTCCTCGTGGCTGCCTTTATTCATCTTTGGCGTACTAACGAGAAGTTCCGAAACTCCATGATCAAGATCTGGAACGGGATCAAGAACACCATCGGAAAGTTTGTCTCCGAGGTCAAGTCGCGGTTTGACAGCCTCGGTATCGACTTTGGAAAGATCGCAGCTACCATGAAAAAGATCTGGGAGGGCTTCTGCCAGATCCTCGCTCCGATTTTTGAAGGAGCATTCAAGATCATCGCTGCCGTGCTGAAAACGGTGCTGGATGTGATCATCGGCGTGCTCGATATCTTTATCGGCATCTTCACCGGCGACTGGAAGAAGGTATGGCAGGGAGTGAAACGAATCTTCTCCGCCGTATGGACTGGGATTAAGAGCGTTCTCTCTGCAGCCCTGAATACGATAAAGAATGTGACGAATACCGTGCTGAGCTGGTTTGGCACCAACTGGAAGAAGATCTGGAATGGAATCAAAAGTTTCACATCAGGCCTTTGGAATGGACTCAAGTCACTGGCAGCTAAAGTGTTCAATGGAATAAAAACCGCGATACTGACGCCGATCCGGGCAGTGAAAAGCGGCCTCTCGTCCCTATGGAACGGAATCAAGAGCACCGCTTCTTCTGTATGGAGGAGCATCAAATCCACGGCCAGCTCTATCTGGAGCAGCATCAAGACTGCCGTAACCTCGCCTGTGCAGGCAATCAAATCCACGCTTTCATCTGCGTGGGGCAGCATTAAGTCTGCAGCGAGCTCGGCGTGGTCAAATATCAAGAATGCCATGATCTCACCGATCAATTCCGCAAAGTCAACGATCAGCGGAATCATCAGCAAGATCAAAGGCTTCTTCCCTCTTTCCATCGGCAGGATCTTCAGCAACCTGAAGCTGCCGCATATCAGTGTGTCCGGTGGTAAGGCACCATTCGGCATCGGAGGCAAAGGCTCTCTGCCTTCCTTCAGTGTCAGCTGGTATGCAAAGGCTATGGAAAAAGGAATGATCCTAAATAGCCCGACGATCTTTGGCATGAAGAACGGATCGCTGCTTGGCGGCGGTGAGGCCGGATCGGAAACAGTGGTCGGAACAGACTCACTGATGAATATGATCACATCGGCAGTATCCGGTGTCGGTGATGAAATTGTCGCAGCCCTGCTCTCTGCAGGAAAGACCGGTCACTCCGGTGATGTGAACATCAATGTGGAGGTCTCCGGCGCTGAGAATCCGGAGGAATGGGCTCGCAAGTTCGTGAAACAGATGAGACTGGAAATGAGGACGGTGTGATATGGGAAAGAAAACAAGTAAAAAGCCGAAAGGCCTATCTATAGCAAGGAACAATATGAAGTTCGCCTGCTCTTGGAAGAAAGGCGAATCATACAGTGACAAGCAGCAGTTTTCCTATCTGGTCAACCGTGCCGGGAAATCAGACAAATGGACAACTGCAGTCAACATCGGCAAAGCTGTAACCAGCAGGTCGGTGTCTCTGTCACTGTCAAACTACTTCCCTTACTCCGGCAAGCCGAAGATCACGGAATTCAAGTTCAGGGTAAGGGGTGTCTCAGATAAAGAAAAATGGTCAGACTGGGTAAGTCAGGCGTTCTCTATTGACGTCCCGGCAAAGCCCAGCCTGTCCGCCTCTCCAAGTGAGAGCACTTATAACCAGTGCACCTTCAGCTGGAGCGTCGATACGTCCAATACTCATAAGGTGTTCACCGACGTCGAGTATCAGACAAAGCTGGTCGAAAACTACGACTACGGTGGAGACAAAGGCTGGACTTCCGGCACTGGCGGTGCAAGCGGAAGCAAAACCTATACGGAATCAGCAGCTACGATCGCGTCCGGCTCCCATACCAGATGGTTCCGGGTGCGCTCGCGTGGTGCTGCCGGGGTCAGCGAATGGCGCTACTCCTGCCGTGTTTACTCCGCGCCTTATGCTGCTTCGAATGTCAAGGCAAACGTCACCAATCAGGCTGGAGGCATGCAGGTGAAGGTCACTTGGTCGCAGACGAAAAACAACGCCTACCCGGTCGATTCGACAACAGCCGAATATGCCATCAAGGTACCCGAGGACGGCCTCACCTACAACGGCACCGCTGACGGAGTAATCGGAACAATGGCCGGTGCAGGCGGCGCGGCATCAGCATTCATCAGCCAGAGTCTTGCGAAGGACGAGTGCCTGTTTGTACGGGTAAGCACTACCCATCTGTACCAGACGACCTATAGCGGCTGGGTGCTTGCCAGCACTGGTTCCTTAAAAGATCCGGAGATCACTGATATACAGACGGATGATACTACCTTCCGGGCAACAGTCACGGCAAACAACCTCTCGGATGTTCCGGAATCATTCCTCGTGGTGCTTTTCAGGACTGGCTCCGATCCAGACAAGGAAGCCACGGTCGGCATCATACCTGCCGGGCAGACGCAGGTCGCTGTGCAGTGTCCGGACTGGTCTTCCGAGGAGTCTTACGAGTTTGGCGTCTATGCCTGCGTCGGAAGCTATACCAGTGTCACAAGGGCGGATGGCGTTGATGCCTATACGGTGACACCGCGCATGAAATCGGATGCTCCCGTCTGGCAAGGCGGTCAGGTTCCGCATGCTCCCGGGAATGTATCTGTGAACGCAACAGCGATCAGCGGCACCGTTAAGGTGGTCTGGGACTGGACATGGCGTGAGGCACAAAGCGCAGTCATCTCATGGGCTGACCATGAGGACGCATGGGAAAGCACCGCTGAGCCGGAAACCTATACGATCAATAACACCCATGCCGGTGAATGGAACGTGTCCGGCCTTGAAACCGGCAAGAGATGGTATTTCAGAGTGCGGCTCGTCAAAGGCTATGGGGAAAACGGTGTGTACGGTGCTTGGTCTGCACCTGCCATGATCGATCTGTCGTCGGCTCCGAGCGTACCTACGCTGACTCTATCCAAGGGTGTGATCACGGCGGATGGCAACCTGTCTGCCTTCTGGTCATATGTATCCGGAGATGGAACCGGACAGGCTTATGCTGAGATCTGTGAGGCAACAATCACAGGCGAAGGTGTCCAGCATGGCGATATCATTGCCAGCACCCAGACCGCGCAGCATATCACCCTGTATGCAGAAAAGCTCGGCTGGGCTTCCGGTGACACCCACTATCTATGCGTCAGAGTCGTATCCGGCTCCGGTCGTGTCTCCGACGAATGGTCTGATCCGGTACCGGTAATCATCGCTGAAGAGCTGACTGCTG